GGTCCAACAAATACTTTTTCAGCTGGATATTTTAACACTACAACTGCATTAACAAGGGTTCAATTTAAAATGTCTGCTGGCACCATAGACGCTGGAGATATTTGCCTTTACGGAATAAATTAAAAATGGTACATAAAATATAAGGAGAAAACTATGCCAAGATATCATAATATAAACGGTAATAGAGTACAGTTTACAGCTGAAGAAGAAGCAGCTAGAGACGCTGAAGAAAAAGCATGGGCAGATGCAGCCCCTGCTAGAGCTTTAGCTAATCTTAGAGCTAAAAGAAATAGACTTCTTGCTGAAACTGATTATTATGCTTTATCTGATGTAACCATGTCAGATGACATGAAGACATACAGACAAAATCTTAGAGACTTGCCTGCAGGTAAAGATACTGTTGAAAAATGTGAAAACGCTACATGGCCTACTAAACCATAGGTAAATTAATATGTTGCAAAAAGTAAAATTTGCACCGGGATTTAACAAACAAGTTACATCGACAGGTGGTGAAAGCCAGTGGGTTGATGGTGACAATGTTCGTTTTAGATATGGTACACCTGAAAAAATAGGTGGTTGGTCACAATTAGGATCTGTTCAGATAACAGGTAGAGCAACAGCTATTCATCACTTTGTAAATACATCAGGTATTAAGTATGCCATCTTAGGAACAAACAGAATTTTATACGCATACTCTGGTGGTATATTTTATGACATACATCCCATTAAAGCTACTACAACTTTAACAAGTGCGTTTAGCACCACTAACGGATCAAAGACTGTAACTTTAACTTTTTCTTCAGCACACAATATAAATAAATTTGATATAATATTATTAGATAGTTTTACATCTATAACCAATTCTGGATTTACATCCACTGATTTCGATGACAAAAAATTTATGGTAACATCAATACCAACAGATACTACACTTACAATAGAGATGGAATCTAATGAGTCTGGATCTGGTGCATCTACGTCTGGTGGTATTAGAGTTAAACATTACTACCCTGTAGGACCAGCTGTTGAGGTTGCATCTACAGGTTGGAGTCTTGGATCATGGGGCGGGCAACAAGCAGGACAGTTTGTATCGACATTATCATCAAGCATAAACGCTAGTGTAACAAGTTTGACAATGGCTAGTTCGTCTTCATTTCCGTCATCAGGTACAGTGTTAATAGACAATGAATTAATTACCTACACTGGTAATGATAATAGTGGGACATTATCTGGTTTAACTAGAGGGGCATCGGGCACAACAGCAGCAACACATTCATCTGGAGCAACAGTAACAGATGCATCAAACTTTTTTGCATGGAATGCTGCAGCGTCAGGGGATATTGTAACAGCACCTGGACTTTGGTCATTAGATAATTTAGGTAACAAATTAATCGCAACTATAAACGGGGGTGAAAGTTTTGAGTGGGATTCAAATCCAACTGGTGCAAACAATACACGAGCAACTATTATAACAGGAGCACCGACAGCTTCTGCATTTAGTTTGGTATCTACTCCAGACCGTCACTTAATATTCTTTGGAACAGAAACAACCATTGGAACTAAATCAACACAAGACCCTATGTTTATAAGGTTTTCAGATCAAGAGGATATCAATACATACACGCCTTCAGCTACAAACACTGCTGGTACACAAAGACTTGCAGACGGATCCAAACTTGTTGGAGCTATTAGAGGTCGTGATGCAATCTATATTTGGACTGATACTGCATTATTTATTATGCGTTTCGTTGGTCCACCATTTACATTCTCATTTCAACAGGTTGGTACAAACTGTGGATTAATTGGACAGAACGCAGCTGTTGAGGTTGATGGTACAGCATATTGGATGTCAGAGAATGGTTTCTTTAGATACACAGGTAAACTAGAGTCGTTACCATGTTTAGTTGAAGATCATGTATTTGACGATATTAATACGACACCTAAACAACACATTAATGCAGGACTAAATAATTTGTTTGGTGAAGTTATGTGGTTCTATCCAAACTCAGGTTCTGGTGTTGTAAACAGAATGGTTGCATACAATTATCTAGATTCAAGTCCCGAGCGACCAGTATGGACGACAGGAACACTAGCGAGAACAGCATGGGAAGATTCTGCCATATTCGGTAAACCACATGCAACAGAATATGACTCAAGTGCAGAAACAGCAGACACAGATGTTAATTATGTTCATGGTAATACAGATGGTGCATCAACATACTATGAACATGAAACAGGTCTTAACCAAGTTAAATTAGGTCAAACAACAGCTATTACAGCAAACATAGAGTCTGGAAGTTTTGATATCGGTCAACAAGGTTTAGCTGGTGATGGTGAGTTTATGATGAAAATAAGAAGAGTTATACCAGACTTTTTATCACAAACAGGTGATGCAAGAGTTACACTTAATTTAAAAGATTTTCCTAATCAGTCAAAAGCTAGTTCTTCTTTAGGGCCATTTACAATTAATAGTAGCACAACTAAAGTAGATACACGTGCTAGAGCTAGAGAGATATCTTTAAAAGTGGAAAATACTAGCACTAGTCAGTTTTGGAAACTAGGAACATTTAGAATAGATTATCAACCAGATGGTAGAAGATAATGCCATTAAATAAAAAAGGTAAAAAAATAATGAAGTCC